TAACCAATAATAGCCCTAAAAAAGGCATACCGTACCCCTATTTTATCGTTTTACATGAAAGGCGCGGGGTTACCTCACCCTCAATACCAAATTAACCTTTACAATCCAGCCTTGCTATCTCCTCTCAATATGCGACAAATAATCTGTTGACACCAATGATACGATATGATATTATGTATTAAGAAAGGGAAAAAGGGGGGATAAGAATGGGATTATGTAAGGACTGCAAGTATTACACAAAGACAGATAGGGTTAAGGGCAAGAATTTCGGAACTTGCTCTTGCGATAAATTCGTATATACGGGTAACGAGCATCTGCCGTTGGAAGATGATATGCTGATATATGAGGACTTCGAGCAGTATGATGCGGTTTTCTGTGTCGGCGAGAATTTCGGTTGCGTGCATTTCGAGGAGAGGGAAAATGGCTGATAAATTCGAGAAAGGCAAGAGATATATATTCAAGGCTGAAAAGATGAAGGATGACGGCTTTCAGACTGTGATAGAGGTAAAGGATATAGAAGTGAATGTGCTGTCAGAGAGAATCGGCGTAGCGCAAGGGTATGTGGTCAAGCCTGAATGGTGTGAGGAGCGGTCGGACATAAAGTCGAAGATGAAGAAGGCATGCGACCTGATGTTCGAGACATACAAGGCTATGCAGGAACTATATGAATTAATGGAGGACTGAAATGGCTGAAGGGATAAATTACGGCGATAAGGTAAGATGTTATGGCTATATCAAGACGAGAAACCATCTTAAAAGAGAGGTGGGGAAAGCAAGATTCAATAAAGAAAACGATTTCTGTTATGAAAGATATGAAATCAAGAGCAAGGCTTTTACTGGGCTGTGTGTCGGCTTTACGAGGAAGTCCACGATAACCGAAATACATTTTATACATCTTCCTAAGGAATTCGCAGTCGTCTATTACGGTGATAACCGCAAGAGATTAGTTCCAATAGATATGGTGGAGAAGATATGACAAAGGACTGGGTAGGAAATCAGAGAAGCGTATTCGGCACAATGGGGGCGAGCAACCATACGGAAAAGGAAAGGCAGGCTAACGATTACTATGCGACCGACCCTAAGGCGATAGACATATTGTTGGAAAACGAGAAGTTTGAAGGCTCGATATGGGAATGTGCCTGCGGTGGTGGACACTTGTCAGAAAGGCTAATCAAGAATGGCTACGATGTAATCAGCACGGATTTAGTAGATAGAGGGTATGGCGAAACAGGGGTTGACTTCCTTTTATGCGATAAGGCATTAGGCGATAATATAATCACAAATCCGCCATACAAATATGTTCAGGACTTCTGCGAGAAAGCATATAACCTTGTAGCAAAAGGCTTCAAGGTCGCAATGTTTATGAAACTGCTCCATTTAGAGGGTAAGGCAAGGAAGAAGATGTGGCTTGAAATGCCGTTAAAGACACTGTATGTTTCGAGTTCGAGGATTTTATGTGCTAAGAGCGGCGATTTCGAGGAAATGATTAAAGGTGGAGGAAGTGCTACGGCGTATGCGTGGTATGTATGGGAAAAGGGTTATAAAGGCGAAACTGTAATAAAATGGATTAACTGATATGAAATTAAAGGAAAAGAGGGAAAGCAGATGCCACTTATAAAAGACAAAGACATAAAGCAGGAAAACGAGATAATCATAAAGGATGACGCATCTTTCAGGGAAGCGTTGAAATCAAGCCTTATAGGAATGGTGGCAGATTATATGTCATCTGATGATTTAGACCTGTTGGCTGAAAGCGTAATAATCATGGAGGAACTGGCTTCAATGCAGGGCAAGAACAAGAGGGATTTCAGGGCTATGTGTTCCATGAAGAGGAAGGAAGGCGGATATGCTCAAAGGCGTTACAAGGAAAAAAGGAATGACATGGGAATACCACGAAACAATGAAAGGGTGGAAGGATGAACAAGATCCAGATACTCGGCTACATGGTTCAGAACCCGTTAGCGGTGAAGACGAAGAACGGCAATCAGGCGTGCAAGTTCTCGGTGGTAGTTCCGAGAAGGTTCGCAAAGAATAACGAGGCTGACTTCTTCAACTGCGTGGCATACGGCATAAACGCAACGCAGATAGCCAAATTCTTCTATAAGGGCAGGATGATAGGGGTGACGGGGCATATAAACACCACTATGGCTAAAGAGGGCAAAGCCAGATTTTTCTATTATGACCTTATCGTGGAGGAATGGCACGCAATCAATGACAGGTGCGCCAAGCCTTTAGACGGGGATTATCTTGAAGAGGACTTGACAATCGCATTATTGAGGGAGGCGAACACATGAAGAAACTCGCATTTATATTGATTCTGTTAATGCTCATATCCATACCTGTAAACGCAGACAGAGAAGCGATTACGGATTATAAAGCTCATCAAGTGGCAGAACAGTATATCAATCTATGCGAGTATGAGAAAGCGAGAATGACGCATGATTGGCTGATAAGGAATGTGAAGTATGGGTTTACTGATAACTGCTATACATCATACGGAGCATTAATCGAGGGTAAAGCTGTGTGCCAGGGTTATGTGTTGGCTTACTATGAAATCCTTGCACATCTTGAAATCCCTTGCAATGTCTGTATAGGCACGGCAGGAGACGGACTTCATGCGTGGAACTTGATCACAGTAAATGAGATAGGCTATTTCGTTGATGTCACATGGGATGACAAAGATGACGGCAAGATTTATTACGAGTGGTTCATGATAACGCAAATTAAAGACCACTATGTGATGTTCACATTATATTAGAGGAGGTAAAGGAATGAAACTAAAGATAATCATTCTGTTAATCCTTATACTGATACCCATTGATGCAAAGGCATTTGATGTAAGCAAGGACTATTCAGAGCTTATGGCTGAATGCGTGGTGAATCAGGACGAGAAGATGGGCGAAGTGTATATGGTCAAGAGGAATAAGAAGGTAAATCTATATGGGGGGAACAAGTTCACATATGAGGATTTGGAAATCTTATCCAAGATAATCGAGGCAGAGGCAGGAATGAACTGGCTTGACGAATATATCAGAATGTGCGTGGGGGAAGTATTGCTGAACAGAGTGGCGAGTAAAGACTTTCCTGATACTATAAGGGAAGTAGCATATCAGGAAGGTCAATACCACCATATAAAGTACGGATTATTTGATGAAATCGTACCCACAATGAAGTCAGTCAGAACGGCATTGAGATTATTGAACGGCGAGAGGGTTATAAACGATAAAGATGTGGTATTTCAGGCGAATTTCCCGCAAGGAAGCGGTATTTACGAGATAATCCACGATAATCTTTTAGGAAACACATATTTGTGTTATTCTAATAACAGGGAATAATCAAAGGTCAGAGAAAGTCAAACTAAGGAGTAAAAATGGCTAAAGAGAGCATGGCTAAAGTAATAGGTGAATATTCGCAGGTCGCAGAGAAGATGCACAAGGACTGCGATATGTCAGAATCTATGGTAGAGTTAGTTTCCGATATGGCTAAAATGCTTAAATTCGAGATACACGAATACCTTAACTCATTAAGCACCCCAGAAGCGGAAGCCAAGATAAGGGATTATGTGAAATTCAGCCATTCGGTGCTGTTACCCCTTATCGAAGCCAAGATACTGCACAACAAAAAGCGAATAGATGAGATAGGCAATATGAAGTACGGTCTCGCACAGATACCAGACGATATGCAGGAAGAGATGAAGAGGTGTATGGATATCAGAGACGATATCTATGCCCTTATCGCTTTCAGGTCATTAAAGCATCTTGCGTTATTCATGGAAGAGGACAAGCCTTTAGACGAGCAGGACTGGCACAACGCAGGAACCCTGTTTGACGGATTATGGTTTCATGCCAACAGGATGATACTTGACGGAACAGTGCAGTTCCTTATGAAGCAGATGCCGACTGGTTTTGGCAAATGCCTACTTCCCGACACTAATGTATATACAGACAAAGGAAGAAGAAATCTGTCTGATATAAAAATAGGGGATAAGGTATATTCCATGAGAGACAGAGAACTTGTCTTAAACAATGTCACTAACATATGGAAAAGCAAGAAGCCTCAAATAAAAATACAGACAAGGGGTGGATTAGAAATCGTAATCAGCCCAGAACATAGGCTATACACGCAGAGAGGTTATGTAAGGGCAGACAAATTAATCACTGATGATTGTCTCTATAAATTAAGTGCAGATAAAGACTTCTTATGGGATAAGATAAAGACCATACAAGAGGATTCTGATATAGTAGACATGATTGATATAGAAGTAGACGGAGACCATAATTTTATCGCAAATGATATAGTTTCGCATAATTCGTACTCCGACATAGTAATGATTTCATTCATATTAGGGGTGAACATAGATGATGATATAATCAAAATGTTCGGAAACAAGACAAATATAACACCCTGCATGAACTCGCTTGTTGATTATATGACTTCAAGGAGATATGCTAAGGTTTTCCCATATTACGAGCAGTTCTCCTGCTCGGAAGAATTGATGTTCGAGACTATGAAGAAATCATCAGGTCAGCTGAAAATAAAAGGCTCTAAGAAGCCTGTCAATGTGCTTGTCGCTTCAAAGGAGACAGCCATAACAGGTGCAAGAGCCAAATTCCTTTTTATAGACGATATAACCCAAAGGGAAGATGCAGGGAATATGAGGGAGCATGAGAAGGATATAATGAGATTCAATGACATATGGAAGAAGAGGAATTATTACCTTGACAAGTTCAGGATAATCGCAAGCGGTACGAGTTATTCGGTAAATGACATACTTTCATATCTAAGAGGGGTATTCGGTGCAGGCAGAGAGGGTAATAAGATTACGCATAAGTATGTGGAAGTCGCCGAATGTGATGAACTGAAAGAAGGCGGCGAATCCGTATTCGTGAAGATACCTAAACTTGATTACGATACTGACGAAGCGACATATCCTGTAAAATCGCCCACAAAGCAGGCGAGATTAGACAGGGATAAAGACCCTGTGACATTCGCAGCAATGGATCAGCAGAACCCCTTGCCACCCGAAGGCACTCCTTTCGCATATAACAAACTCGACACATACGATGTCATACCCCACGAGGATTCAGACACTTGCTGGGCTTGTATAGACCCTGCAAGGACTGGCAAGAACTATGTTACCATGCTCATATTCAAAAAAGTGCCGATAGGCAATCTCTATAAGCATTACCTTGTAGACTGTGTGTATGAGATGCGACCTATGGATGATATGTACCCTTTCTTCATAGAGAAGATAATAAACCACAGGATAACTAAACTCCACATAGAGAGGAACACCGACACATCATTAAAGAGGACTATACTTATGATGTTGCAGGCTAAAGGAGTGTCATTCTGCGAAATATCGGAAGTCTATTCGACCAAGAAGAAAGAGGACAAGATTTATGATATGGAAGCGGCGATACTGAATAATGTGAAATTCCCAGTTCAGGGAATGTATTCGCCTAATTCACAGATGGGAACTGCAATGAGGCACATAACTTCATACTCATACAAAGTGAAAGTGGATTATGACGATGCCCCTGACTGCCTTGCCATGTATTGCGAGAAATATGTAATGGAAACCCGAAGTCTGCCGAAAGTGCAGATTTTAGATATAAGAAGGAGGAAATATTGATGGATAATCAGGTTTATATGACATTGCTGTGTACTGATGATTACACGAACGGGGTAGTGTATCTAAAGCATAATCTCGAAAGGGTAGGGTGTAAATACCCGTTGAAGTGCATAGTGGACGAGACAATCTCACAGGAAGCGTTAGATGTGTTGGAGAAGAACGGCATAGAGTATATACATAAGCCGATAATACCCATTCCTGATGTGATTAAGAAGAGGAACGCAGAGAGGGGGGTAGGTATTTGGAACACGATATTCCAGAAGCTTTGGATATTCGACATGACGGAATATTCAAAGATAGTCTATCTTGACAGCGACATAATGGTTATACAGAACATAGACGAACTGTTTGACAAGCCTCATATGTCATGCGTAAGGGATTCTGCCAAGATACTGAAAATTCCTGAATGGGAAGGGTTCACAGAGATAAACGCAGGAGTTATGGTCATAGTTCCTGACAAACTCGTGTTCAAGGAAATGATGAAGAATATTGACAAGCACGCTTCACTTCCTAAAAACGGAACTATCAGAGACATCTATTCAGACCAGTCGATAATAGACGAGTATTATTTCGGTTGGATTGACCAGCCACATCTTCATCTGCCTATTTATTACAATGCGTTCATAGCGTATCTTGACAGATATAAGGATTTTGACGAATCACAGTTGAAGATACTTCATTTCGCAGGAGGGGCAAACCTTAAATTCTTCCTGCCTAATTACAATCCCAAGTTCTTAGAGAGCCTGTCTGACAGGATGTACAAGTACGCTGTCGCTTATATGGCGAATATGAACACGATAAAGGATAAGCTAATACCTACCAAACTTTCTGTGATAATCCCGCATTATATGGAAACAAGGGAAGTCATAAAGCCTTTATTCGATTCGCTGAATAATCAGAAAGGCATAGATTTCAGGGAATTAGAGGTAATCTTCTGTGATGACGGTGGGGATTACATAACAGACCAGTTCCTTAACCAGTTCGACAATCTCAAAATAAAGAGAGTGAGAAGCCATATAAACACAGGTGTTGCAATGAACAGGCAGAGGGGTATAGATGTAGCCAAAGGGAAATACCTCATGTTCATAGACTGTGATGACTGTTTATTCTCTTGCGTCACATTGAACAGGGTTTTCCAAGTATTCAGAGACTATCCTGACTATGACATCTATAAAGGGATGTTCTATTCAGAGAAAATAGTTCAAGGCACAGGACAGCATGTATATGAATCCTGCAATGACATAACCCACTTTCATGGCAAGATATACAACAAGTCTTTCCTTGACAAATGGGGCATAAGGTTCAATCCGTTGTGCAAGGTGAATGAAGATACATATTTCAATGGCATATGCTTCGCTTTAGAGCCTAAGACCGTTACCATAAACGAGCCTTTAGTCGTATGGACTTATAATAAGGACAGTTTATCGAGAAGGAACAGCCAAGAGATAACATTTACAGGGCATACGGACTATATAAGGGCAAGGCACATAACATTGGACTTCCTGTTAGACAAGATACCGAATAACCATTGGATGGCTCTTCTGGCACAGTTCGTTGCGATATTCTATTTCGATTCGCAGGGCAGTAACTGGAACAACTGCTTTATTTCAAGACCTGAACTCATAGACGAGATTGACGAGCATCTTTACCAATTCTATAAGAAATACGAGCAGTTCATAGTTAAAATCAAGCAGGAAGAATTTATAGCGAATTACAACAAAGTAAGAGTGAACAATTACACAAGCCCAGACTACATTGAAAGGGAGCTTTACTATGATTTCTGGGAGAGGATAATCAAGAAACACGAGGTGATGAAAAATGATTAAGAAATACTCAATGAAGCCTGTTCAGGTGTATGCTTCGCAATGGGATGGGGCAAACATCAAGGAAATGGAAAGGCTTCTCGATAAGACGAGCTTCATATGTTCTGTAATGAGGGCAGGGAATGTAGCTACGCTTATAATAGCGAAGCCTTCCGAGTTCAAGGCTTATAAGGCTGATTTAGGCTCATATCTGATAAGGTATCCGTCAGGCAAATTCGAGATAATACCTGAAAAGGATTTTCCTGAAAGATTCCTTGAAATGAAAACCGAACCTAAAAAGAATAAATAACAAAGGGGGTTGACACTTAACCCAAATAATAATAAGTTATATACGGAAGGGGCTGACTATGCAGATTTTGAAGTGTCCGAAATGCAAGATAGGCGATTTAAGAATAATGGTTATGCAGGGTTATGAGGTTGATTTCGACCTTGCGAAAGCGAATCAGAAACTTATATGCCCTATATGCAAGAGAAAAATCTCATATTCGGTACAGCCCATAAAATAATTTAATAAAAGTTTCTGCTGATGACAGGAATGTAAAACGACAAGTGCTGATGACACCATTATGGCACTTGTTTTTATTTAGAAAGGAAAGAGATGCTATACTCAACCAGTAGATATGAAATGAGTTTCAAGTACGCAGGGATAAAGAAACTGACCCTCCCTTTCACCGAAGAACAGATTACCCCAGAATTGGTTTCTAAACATTTCTCGACCATAATTTCAACACATACGCAGAACGCAAGGAAAATCAAGTATCTTCTTGATTATGTTGATGGAGAGTTTCAGCCTATTGATAATAAGACGAGGAAATTCGAGAGTGCGAAAGAGCATAACAACAAGACCAAGATGAACCATGCTTATGCTCTGGTCGCATTCAAAGAAGGGTTCATATTAGGCGAACCGAGAGAGTTCGCACAGAAAGCAGATGTGCTTACTGATGATTTGAAATATCTTGACAAGTATCTGACTGACATTAACTTCCTTTCAAAAGATTTGCAGATAAAACACAATATGTATGCCACAGGCATAGCGACATCTTATATAGTTCCAAGAACCTCTATAATAACCCAAGTAGGTGAAGGCAAAGCGAGATTCAAGACTAAAGAAGAAGGCTATGACATAGACAACGATTCGCCTTTCATTTACGAGTGCATAGACAGTCAGGACAATGCTGTGGTGTATTCCTCATATATCGGACAGGAAGGTGATGGAACATTATTCTGCTTCAACCGATATGACGAGATTGATGACAGAGGCAACACAAAGCATTTCTATAAGGTTTTCGCTCATGGGTGGACTTGCGTGTTCGATAATAAGTATAATATCGTGCAAGGCACTTACAAGTTAAGCAACCCTTATTACAATCATCTGCCTATGGTAGAGCATTCATACAACCAAAGGCGTATAGGCGTTGTAGAAATGGTTTATGATTTGCTGAACAACATAAACACCATAATCTCAAATTCCATTGATAATATAGTAGATGTAGTCAATCAGATCCTCGTATTCATAAACTGCGAGATTGATAACTCTGATAAATACATTGAGATGCTTGAAAAAGGCGCAGTAGTGCTTCCTCCGACATACAGCAGCAGTGATCCGAAGATAGACAAGATAAGCATGGAAGTAAAGCATGAGCAGATAAACATTCTTTTAGAGCAGATACTTACAAGATGTTATGACATAGTAGGTGTGCCTTTAGCGAGTGCGAATGTCACATCAGGTGGAGATACAGGCGAAGCGAGGCTGTTAGGCGGAGGCTGGACTAACGCATACACGATAATCAAAAGGGATATACTCGCTATGGAGCAGTCAGACAGAGCGATACTTAAAAGGTTCATAGATATAGCGAAACTCAATCCTAAGAACAAACTTAACGAGATTTCACCCAATCAGGTGGATATAAAGTACAACATAAACATGACTGATAACTTATTGAGCAAAACACAGTCAATTAAGTACCTTGTCGAAGTAGGAATGCCGTTTGAAGACATATTGAGGGCAGTTCCTTTGTTCGGTGATGTAAAGACGGTTTCTGCAAGGTGGACTGAAAACCTCATGAAGATAAGAGAAGAACAGAACATTGAAAAGCAGGAAGATGAAACGGCTAATCCAAGCATAACCGCTTGATGATTAATATAGGCAGAGAAGCCTTAAATCTCAAAAAGACAGAGAAGTCTATAACCGCAAAAATTTGCCTTTAGAAAGGCGGACAGAGAAGTCCTAAATCGCAGGAGTATGAACTATGACACAACCAATAACGACTGAACCTGTAAGCGAACCTGCAATCGAGCCTGTTGATGTAAAAAAGATACAGCATGAACTTGAACTCGCATTAGCAGAGAAAAAGAAACTTAAAGAGAATTTCGATAAGGCCGCTTCCGAAATCGCAGAGTACAAACGCAAGGAAAAGGAACGCATGACGGAAGAGGAACTTAAAGCGTCTGAAATCGAAGCATTGAAGAACGACTACAAGGCAGTAACGCTTGACCTGAACAAGACGAAGGCAGAAGGCGTATTCGCTAAGAAAGGGTGGGAAGAATCCGAATACAAAGGAGTGATAGAAGCCTTAGCATCGAATGTACCGCCTGAAAAGATGTCAGACTTAGCGACAGAGATTACAAGACTTGTAGAGAAAAGGGAAGCGAAAACAGCCGAACTTACAAAAACTGCTTTGACCAAAGATATGGACACGAAAATCAAGCAAGGTACAAAACCAGAAGTTTCTGAATTTAAGGCTTATCAGGAACAGAAGAAACCGAGTTTCGAGAAGAAACTAACATTTTAACTAAGAAGGAGCAATAAACATGAGTACACTTTACTTAAACAGACCAAATTGGTTAGGGAGTGAAGTCGGAATTGTTCTAAAGACAATCACCTTAGATACCACATTCGCAACTTATGTTACTGAAAATGGCAGGAAGATAGTAAAATCAGGAACATTCGTAAACGATGCGGTAATAGGCAAAGGACTGCTTTGGAATGATATCGACATCACAGAAGAGAAGAAGGAAGCATCATTGATGATAAGAGGCTCTTATGTAGATGCCAACCTACCGGCGACAGTGACCGCAGAAGCGACTAACCTCGCTGCAAGAGGGCTGTATGCTTTTGTAGAAGGCACTACTACAAGACCGTCATTCGGTTCGCCTGATATGACAGCTCATGCGACAGTGACAGTCACAGTAGCCAAAGGTGACCTCACATGGACTTCCAACACATATGCTATCGCTTACGAAGTATCAGATGTAAACAAAGCGGTAATCGCAGTTACAACAGCCACAGGTTACACCGTAGCGACAGTAGCAACATACAATGTCAGGGTTCTTGCTGATAATATTCACTATACACATAGCGATTATGTCACAGCGACCGTAACGACATTAGCGTAAGGGGGTAAATTAAAATGGCTGATTATTTAGAAATGATAGATAAGGAATTACTCGTTGCAGTCAGTAACGATTTCGATTATCTTGAAGCTACAAAAGACTTCATAGGATTGAGATTCTTCCCTATGGTCAAGACAGAGAACATGAAGCTGGCAGTTATACAGCTCACAGAAAAAGGGAAAGTGCCTGTTATGGCATTGATACACGCCCTTGACACAGAAGCAAGAATAGGTGACAGACCTAATCTGACCGAAGTCAATTACGAGCTATTCCTTATCAAAGAGAAACTTAATCAGGGTGAAGCCTTGAAGAAACTCTTGCTTAACGGAATGATGAATCCTGACAAACAGGAAGCATTAAGAAGGATTTTTGATGACGCCGCTAACCTTATATCAAGGGTTCTCACGAGAATAGAGGCTATGGCTTGCGAAGTTCTTTCAACAGCGAAACTCACCATTGCAGAGAACAATGTGGCTAAAGTAGTCGATTACGGCTTACCTGCAACCCACAGAATGGCTGTAAAAGGATGGTCTAATCCTGCAACTAACATCTTAGCGGACTTAGTAGACATACAGACAAGGGCTAAGAACAAGATAGTCAGAGCAGTAATGACATCTAAGATAATGGGATATTTGCAGAAGAATACAGGATTGAACTCTTTAGCCGCTACATTAGGGGTAATAGCATCTGTAAAATTCGTAAAGGAGTACATCTTACAGCAGTTGGGAATCGAGATAATCGTATATGACGGCTCATACAGGCTTTCAGCATTGAATGACACCGAATACTATTTCTTAAATGAAGATGTCGTGACATTCCTTACAACTGACGAGGTATTGGGAAGAACATTCCTTACATACACGCCAGAAGAAGATGCAGGAATCATAGACAGGCTTGAAGGATTTGTAGCAGTTACACAGTATTCCACACCTGACCCAGTAGCAACATGGACTAAGGCTTCGGCTATCGCTTTCCCATGCCCTGCTGACATATATCAGATGTATATACTGACAGTAGGAGCGTAACCTGAATTGCAGATAGGGAAAGGGGGAAACCCCTTCCCGATTCTGACGGAGGACTGATATGACCGAGACCACAGTTAAAAACAGCATAGCGTTGAAGTTTCCTCATCTGTCAATGACTGATGTAGATGAAATCTACGAAATGGCATTAAATGACTATCTGAGAATAGTCTATCCATTCGATAAGAGCATAGTAGACATACCAGTCGGGCATGAGAGGGATTATTCGTGGGTGAAGGCGAGAATGATTGACATAGTGGAAAGGTCAGGCTGTTCGTCAGCCAAAGCCTATTCTGAAAACGGTCTCTCAATCTCATTCAGCAGCGCATACATCACAGACGAGCTTAGAAGGCAGTTAGTCGGAAGAGTAGGTGTTCCAAAATGATCTGTTACAAGAAACTCTACCTTTGCAAGAGGACTAACGAATCAAATGCCGAGATAGGCGTTTATGACGCTCCTGTGCCTTACTGGATAAATTACCAGCCGATACAAGGCTTCACTAATGTAATGCAGTACGGAGAGAGAGTTACCAAGATGTACCGTGCCATACTCAACTTCGACCAGTATGCAGGAGTGTTCAAGGAAGGCGATTTGGTCTACCTTTGCGGTAAGAAGAATGAGGACGGTGCAGACCCAGTCATAACTTCGACATACATCAACGGTCAGGGCGCAAATGCTAAAGTCGAATCAGTCAGAAATCAGAATCTTGCGATAGAGGTTACATTCGAGAAACGAATAGTGAGAGGTGAACAGACATGATGATAAAGGTTACAAGGAACAAAGTAGTAAAGGAGATACCCAAAGAGTATTTAGGGATTTACCTTAAAGCAGGATGGGTAGATGTGAAAGACGAGAAGAAGAAATGATTGTCAATGTAGAGCTTTCTCATAATTCTATAAAGAACGCAATCAAGCAACTTAAAAAGTTCGAGAAGCATTATGCAGGGTTTTCTTCGGAAAACTCTTCTATGCAGAAGTTCCTTGAAAGATGCTATTACAGGATTATTGAGATTGCTAACGGCTACATTGACAGATTAGAAGGCTTTAACGAGCCGGAGATAAAGACTGGTCTTAAAACAGGCTGGTCAATGAGCATTATCGGGGGTATGCTTACAGTGACTAACGATAATGACAAAGCAGTATTTTTAGAATTTGGAGTAGGTCTTGTGGGCGGGGGTTCGCCCCACCCACAGGCTTCCGAAGAGAACTACAATTACAACATACCTACAGAGTACAAGAAAGCGGACGGCTCATGGCAGTTCAAGACGCACAGCGCAGAAGAGCCAGTTGACCTCAAAAGAAGGAACTATGAAATCAAGCCTTTATACAGAGGTCAGAGGCTACTAATCAGCACTAGGGGAAATGAAGCAGGGCTGTACGCATACAACGCATTGATGGATTTCGTGATGAACAACGAAGGACAGAGAATATGGGAAGAAATAAACAAGGAGCAGGTAGCATGGATATAACTGTTAAAAAGACTATATTAGACGGGCTTACGGAGTTTATGGCAGAAGCACCTCTTAACGGACTGACTTTAGCAGTTGTAGGAAAAGCACCTTTCTCGCCCACTTACCCGCTATTGAAATTAAGCGAAGTAAGGAATGTTCCAACGCCAATGGGTTACGGAAGATTGCAGAGGGTTTCATCTTTAGGTTATGAAATCAATGCCTATATGGTAAATGACGAATTATACGACAAAGAGGAAGCCGTAAGGACTATCATGTTTTACGCAGACCAGTACATGACGGAAGTCGCAGGATTGAGAAGGGTAAGCATGAACTATTTTGACGAAGAACCATACAGGGGGCAGGCTATGTACTCTTGTGTGTATTTCGAGAATAAGCAAATAATTTATTAAAGGAGCAGAAAAAATGAACGAATACACAGTTTACAATGATAATAGGGGGCAGACAGGTTATTCCGCTATGCTTCTTGTAAAAGAGCCAAGCGATACCCTGTATTCCATAATATGCCCGTTAGAATCAGTACCGAGCGTTTTCGGTTCACCCGAATCGTTTGATTACAACTTCCTTTCAGCACCTACAAAGGGAAAACTTGTAGGGAAAGAAGAACTTGAAACAAAAGATGTCGAAGTATTCTGGCATCGTGACAACGCATTGAGATTAGAAGCATTGCAGGGCAGAATTCTTGACTTCCTCGTAGTCTATCAGGATTATGTAGGCAGGGCTTTCTCTGGAACATTGAGGGCAAGACCTAATGACGCAGGGGCAGAGATACTCAAAGGAACTATGACTATCACCCCATTGTCAGCGACAACCACATCATTGCTTGATTGCAGGGATTTGATTAAGCCGACAGTATATTTCGCTTCAATCGTGCCTGACAGCATTGCAGTGGTCACCACGACAGCGAGCGAGATAAACATAACCACAGTGCCTTTCCTCGCTACAATAAGCGCAACTGTCGATAATTCAGCATTTACAGTCACGCCTACACAGCCTACAGGAACAACAGCAGGGAAGATAGCGATTACAGTCTCAACGGCTGCGGTATCGCCACAGTACGGTATTGTGACAGTAACAGTTTCAGACACAGGATATGCAGAGTGGAAAACCACAGTAGCAGTCAGTTTCTAAAAAATATGAAAAGGAGTTTACCTAATGAGTAACGGATTAAAGCCATACCTCATAGCAGACGGAAAGACCTATGAGATTACAAAGACAAGAAGCCTCATAAAGAAGTATGAGGAAATAATGGCAGAAATGAAGCCTTCTATGGAAAGAGGGGAAGAGACATCTAAGAATATAGTTATCTTCCAAAGGCTTACAGCGCAAGTGCGGGAATTAGCGAAACGCCTCGAATCGGCAAAGGAAGAGTTCTACAATAACCCTACCAATGCTGATTTGAGGAATGCTTACAAGGTATTCAAGGAAGAATACAACGAAGCGTTTGACGAGATGGTCACATTCGAGAGCAAGAACAAGTCTGCTTCCGAATCCATGACCTTAGCGTTAAGGGTTTGGGAAAAGCTCTTGATTGAATCCTTAGTAGAACAGCATGGGCTTACGCAGAAAGAAGCCACAGAGATATGGGAGAACCATGTTGACGAGATAGGTGACGAACAGGCTTCCGAATGGCTATTCGCATTTTACAGCACATTGTTCGAGAAAGAGGAAAAGACAGACCCTTTTTTAGAGAAAGCGAGGGAAAGGCAGATGCAAAAAGCACAGCAGAAATCCTCGCTGAACAAGGTTATGAAACACTGACGGATTTCTTCTTAGAAGAGGAACTGCCGAGAGCGATAGAGTACGGTATGCCGTTAGACTTATTCTGGCATGGCGAGATGACACTTATAAGTGCGTATGAGAAAGCATATATCCGTAGGACATCTCTTTTGGCATATCATACGGCTAATTATATGAAGACGGCTTTCGAACTTGCGCAAGGCAATGTATGGTCAGGCAAAAAAGGGAAGTACCATGAGATGCCCCCCTACAAAGATCCGATTAGGAAATCAGCCGTGCTTACTAAAGAGAATTTGGAAATAAAGCACAGGAACTTAATGGCAGACAATATGGAATTTCTTATGAGAAAGGACAGGAAGATAAATGGCGAAATATTCAGCAGGAACTCTTGAATTTAAGATAATAGGAACATCTGATGCTTCCACAGCCTCTTTGCAGAATGTTTTAAGCAAACTTAACATGATTAATTCCTCACTTGCCGTCACTATGAGAAGTTTTGACGGCTTAATGAAGTCTGCAAAAGGTTTCTCTAATGCTGACCTGAAATGGATAACATCTCTTTCAACGAGATTAGGAACTTTAAACAAGAAAGACCTTTCGGGGGCAACAGCCAACTTCCTCAATCTAACAAATGCAATAACTCCATTTATAGACAAGGTGCAATCAGCACAGGTTGCCCTTGTCGCACTTTCTAAAGTAATGGACAAGACTAACACAATGAGCGTAATCAATACGGCATTGGATTCCACAGCGAAAAAAGCCACAGCAACTTCTATAAAATCAACAAGTTTAGGAAAAGCACTCAATTTAGGTTGGGCTTTAGGCAAGATTTATTTCATATTCAACTACACTAAGAGATTCGCCCAAATGGTCACTAATATGGTTCAGAAAGCAGTAGACTATACTGAAACATTGAATATGTGGCAGGTAGCCATGAGGAACAATATAGACATGGCTGACGAGTTCATTTCAAAGATGAACAGGGCGTACGGCATAAGCGAGCAGAACCTGATGAAATATCAGGCTACTTTCAAGAATATGCTTTCAGTCTTAGGACAGATTAACGAAGAGATTTCATACGGGCTGTCAGAAGCCATCACGCAGATGGCAATTGACTACTCGTCTTTATATAATGTCAAGATGGAACAGGCAATGACCACATTCAGAGCCATGATGGCAGGTCAGGTAAGACCTATCAGAAGCATTTCAGGTTATGACATCACAGAGAACACCATATTCCAGTTATATCAGGATATAGGCGGAACAAAGACAATGAGGCAGTTGTCGCAGACAGAGAAGAGATTGTTGAGAATCCTTGCCACTTATCGTCAGATGGGCGCTTCTGGTGCGGTAGGCGATATGTCTAAGACCATAGAGCAGATGGCTAATCAGTTGAGGATTATGAACGAGTTAGGCACTGAATTAGGTCAATGGATAGGGATGCTTCTCAAAGGTCTTATAGAGAGTTCAAAAGTATTAGCTTACATAAATGCAGGGCTTATCGTAGCACGCAGGATAGTACAGTCTATGGCTGTATTCTTCGGTTATGAAACCCCTGATTTCTTAACGGACTTAGTTACCACAGTAGAAGAGGGCAACGAAGCATTAGACGAAATGACAGGCAAACTCCTATCATTCGACAAATTCGAGGCATTGAACAAGTCGGGCGCAGGTGATGTGCAGGGGGCGATTGACGAGAAGCTCTTAACGGCTATATCTCAATACCGTTCCATACTTGCAGATACTGAATTTGAAGCGCAAGGCATTGCAGATTCATGGCTAAAGACATTAGGCTTCCAATACAATGCTACTACCGAATTATGGGAATACGAGGACGGAATGGAAACCATAGTAGAGAAAATCAAACAGGCAGGTACTGGTTTATTAGGCTGGGGTGCTGTATTTATGGCAGTCAAGCATCCGATAGGATTACTGATGGCTTCATTCGGTTATCTTTATGCCACATCAGAGGATGTAAGAGAATCTGTCACAGGCATAGGCGAGCAGTTAGGAAAGTGGAAAATTGGACAAAAGATGTGGGCGGACTTAACCTTGATAGTAGGCACTCTGACCAAGATAATGGAATGGGTAGCCAATGCTCTGAATTGGACTATAAAGTTTCTTTTTGGTGGTATAGAAGTAGATGATGCAGGAAGCGAAGAAAACATAGGCGACAAGATAATGGGCGATATACTTTCTGCTGTTGCGATAGGAGCATTAGTAGGACTTAAATTTAAATCTGGAACAGGGTTTATAATTACAGCAGGACTTGTTTTAGCCATGAACTCGTATAAAGCAATATTCAATGACGATGGTGATATAGTTTATAATAAAATTATGTCTTATATCGCATCTGGACTTGTAGGTGCAGGAATAGGGGCTAAATTTGGTGGCGTACATGGAGCATTAATCGGTTTGACAGTTGGAGTTACTCTTGCATTAGCCGTTAATGCAATAAAAGATGTAATTATGAGCGAAAACAAAGAAGCGATATTAGTAGACTTCTTAGGTAAGCTTATAGGTGGTTTAGGTGGTGCAGCGATGGGATGGTCTTTGGCAACATCTTTATCTGCTTTAGGTGCATCTGCCGGACCGGTGGGGGCTTTATTAGGATTCGCAGTAGGCGTGGCATTATCATTCTTTATACAAAGCATTGATTGGGGTAATGTAGCACAAGAATTAAGAAACATGGGTGGCTTGTATAGTGAAATGGGCTCGAGCGCATATATTGGGTTTAACCTCGGTAGTAAAATGGGCTCGAGCGCATATAATAGGTTTAACCACGAAAGAACCAGCTCTTATGTAGGTCCTGTCGTTAAACCTAAGGCAACGGCATATGCTTCTGGCGGTTTTATTGAAGACGGCATATTCACAATGAACAAAGGCGAACTGGCAGGAA